TAAATAAATTCGTACATCCTCTTTTTTATTCATGAGAGCATATAAAGAGATCAAGCATCTCGCTGAAGAAGCAAAGAAGAAAGAGAAAGAAGAGAAGAAGTTTTGTAGGCTCTGTCAGAAACCAGAGACTAGAGATGAGTGCTCTTATGGGGAGAAAGCATGGGATCGCTTTGCCGTTCCTATCAAGTCTGTCAAAAAGGAAGAGGTCGAATTAGAAGAAAGTGCCTGGACCAGAAAAGAAGGTAAATCTAAATCAGGAGGACTCAACGAAAAAGGACGAAAGTCTTACGAGAGAGAAAATCCTGGATCTGACCTTAAAGCACCAAGCAAGAAGGTTGGAAATCCCAGGAGGGCATCCTTCTGCGCTAGAATGAAAGGAATGAAAAAGAAACTAACTAGCAAGAAAACTGCCAAAGATCCCGATAGCAGAATTAACAAATCGCTACGTGCGTGGAATTGCTGACAGTAAATTGACAACAAATTGACAACTTCTATAATTAGATCAGGAGTTTGGATACCATGATGAGATTCAAAAACGAGGATATTGTACGCCTCATCCGTGCCTGTGAGGCATATAAAGATCAAACAGGATCTGAATGGATGTGGGAACAGTATGACGATCTTGTAAATAAATTAAAAGTTTATAGAGATCAATACTCTACTGTTTCCGAAGAAAAACAGTGGGCACACCCAGAGAGTTCATTATACAAATATAATCTCGGGGGAAAATGAACAACCGAGTCATCATAAATGCGATTGTAATCTACGGATCAATCGCATTTTTTATTTGGTGGGGATTGGGAAATGCATACCCTAGCTGACTATTCACCTTTAATAATCATATTTCTTTTTTGCTCCTTTGGGGTATTTCTTTTTGTTCTATCAATATTTTCAGAATGATTTTGTTTATTAGACATACAATGGAAAGTCCATGGGGGATAGGTATCCTGTCTCTTTTACTAATAGTGGTTCCTATTATAGGTATGCAACTAGTTCATAAATATGGGTGGCAACATTGGGAACCATTTAGTCGTGAATCTCATACTCCGCCCACTGAATAATATAAACGACCCTGTATGGAGTGTGATATTCAGTATCATGCTCCTTTTGTTTATGGTGTTATGGGTTGTGAACTATATACTAGGAATCGATAAAAAAGAATATGGGAGCAATGATTCCACCCAGCAGGAAGAGCTGCTACAACTTCAGAGTAGTGGAGATCAACAGAGTCCTGGACGGGGACACGATTGATGTCACTATCGATCTAGGATTTGATCTTTATAAAAAAGAAAGAGTTAGAGTTGCTGGAGTAGATACTCCAGAGAAACGCACTAGAGACGAAGAGGAGAAGGCACTTGGATATGACGCAACCAACTGGCTCAAAGAAAAACTGGAAGGTGCTATTTCTGGTGACGATGATCTTGTTATCCGCACTGAACTTGTTGGCGGGGTTGGCAAATATGGGCGTCTTCTTGGTTGGTTATACATTGGGGACGCAGAGTTGTCCCTCAATGAGCAAATGATTACAGAAGGTTACGCTTGGGCATATGATGGTGGCACCAAGCAAAAGAACTTTGAAGAACTACGAGAAATCAGACGTGCCAACGGAACTCTCGTTGAGTAATCATTATATTATCAATATGTAAAGATATACTTATTAAAACGTAGCTTATTGTAACACTATTTTCTGCTACATAGCTTATAATCTGTGTAGCAGAGAGTTACAATGATGTACGGATTTTATATGCTGTTGGTATTCGTTGCCATCTTGGTAGCGATTGCTGGCGTTGATGAAACCTTGAAACTTTTTGCTTACGCTGATCTACAAATTAGATATGCGTTCATCCGTCTTCAGATGAAGTGGATGGGTTGGAAACTTAAGAGGAAACTTGTTAAGGACACCAACAACTTTGAAAAGTTCCTCAAGGAGTACGACAAATGAACACCAAAATTTGCCCTAAGTGTGGGGCAACTTGGATTGATGATGAACACTACTGGTCTGGCACAGGCAAGAAAGGAAACGAACTTGATCTTGCTGGACTTGTTTGTAACAACCTAGGTGATGATACTTGTATCAACCCTTCCCGTGGTATGGAAGGTGGAGTAACCTGGAAGAAGAGACTAGAAGAATTAGACAACGATCACCCTATGGATAAATAGTCAGTAGTGATCTGATTGTTGTGGCAACTAGTAATGATGTTTACTTAGGTAACCCGAACCTGAAAAAGGCGGGCACACCTATTCAGTTTACAAAGAAGCAAATTGATGAATGGATCAAGTGTAAGAATGATCCTATCTATTTTGCTATGAATTACATTCAGATCATTTCTCTTGATGAAGGTTTGGTGCCTTTCAAGATGTATGACTTTCAGAAAGAAATTCTGCGAGACTTCCATGAAAACCGATTCAACATCGCAAAGCTCCCAAGACAGACTGGTAAGAGTACCACTGTGGTTGCCTATCTATTATATTACGCAATTTTTTATGATAGTGTTAACATTGGCATACTTGCGAACAAGGCATCTACCGCCAGGGAACTTCTAGGAAGATTACAACTTGCTTACGAGAACTTGCCCAAGTGGATGCAACATGGTATCCTTGTATGGAACAAAGGTAATGTGGAGTTAGAAAATGGCAGTAAGATATTGGCAGCTTCTACGTCTGCAAGTGCTGTCCGAGGCATGTCGTTTAACATTCTCTTCCTCGACGAATTCGCCTTCGTTCCAAACCATGTTGCGGAGCAATTCTTTGCCTCTGTTTATCCTACTATTACTTCTGGTAAGTCAACGAAAGTCATAATCATTTCAACGCCTAATGGCATGAACCACTTCTATAAGATGTGGGAAGATGCTAGGAGAGGTAAGAATGATTATGTTACTAATGAAGTCCACTGGTCACAGGTTCCTGGAAGGGACTCCAAGTGGAAAGAAGAAACAATTAAGAACACATCACCAAGACAGTTCGCGCAGGAGTTTGAGTGCGACTTTCTTGGATCTGCTGACACTTTAATTAGCCCAGCAAAACTACAAAACATTCCTTTCGCAGACCCCATCGCTAGCAATGCAGGACTTGACGTGTATGAGAGAGTCCAAAAGGATCACGAATATATTATTACTGTGGACGTTGCCCGAGGAATTGGTGGCGACTATAGTGCTTTCATCGTGTTTGATATCACCACAGTCCCGTATAAGATCGTTGCGAAGTACAGAAATAATGAGATTAAACCTGTATTGTTTCCCTCAGTAATTTTTCAAGTTTGTAAAGAATACAATAATCCATATGTTCTAGTAGAAGTTAATGACATTGGAGATAGTATTGCTTCTACTCTCAATTATGATCTAGAGTATCCTAATGTCCTTATGTGTGCTATGCGTGGTAGAGCAGGACAAATTGTAGGACAAGGATTCTCAGGAAACAAAACACAACTAGGTGTCAAGATGAGTGTGACTGTGAAGAAGATTGGTTGCGCTAATCTCAAAGCAATTATTGAAGAAGATAAATTAGTTTTTAATGACTTTCAGATTTTCCAAGAGCTTACTACATTTGTACAGAAGAAACAAGCATGGGAAGCAGATGAAGGATACCATGATGACCTTGTAATGTGTATGGTTCTTTTTGCATGGTTAGTCATGCAAGAGTATTTCAAAGAAATGACTGATCAAGATATTAGAAGGAGAATTTATGAAGAACAAAGAAATCAGATTGAGCAAGATATGGCTCCTTTTGGGTTTGTTGATGATGGTATGGGTGATGATACCTTCATTGATGCAGACGGAAATCTGTGGGAATATGGAGATAAGCAAGAAGAAGTTGGTTATATGTGGAATTACTAATGGACATAGAAGATCAATTTAGTTTAGAACATCTTCTTTTTAAAGAGAGGAGATGTCGTACTTGTGGTGCGACAAAAGATTTAATAGAAGATTTTTATTTGACAAGAAAAAGCAAGAAAGGATTTCCGTCAGCATATGCATACGAATGTAAAGAATGTACTGTAAAAAGGGTAATAGAATCCCGAAAGAAAAGAGATCCTTTTGCTGACTGGTGTTATCCAGATTGGTAGTTCATGCATGGTTCACCACCTCTAAACATTCAAAAATCTAAATACTTACAGATAAATTTGATATCTAAGAGGTAAAAACATGGCAAGTCAAGTCTCGCCTGGTGTTGTTATTAGAGAAAGTGATTTATCCAATGCGGTTGTTGTAGGAGCACAGGCAATTGTCGGTGCGTTTGCATCTTCTTTCCGCAAAGGACCAGTAGGCAAAATTACAACGATTAATTCCGAGAGAGAACTGATTGATACTTTCGGCACACCAGAAGAGGCAAATGCTGCTGACTGGTTGGTTGCTGCAGAGTTCTTACGTTACGGTGGTCAACTAGCAGTTGTCCGTGCCGCAACATCAGTTCTAAACGCAACAGAATCTGGTTCTGGCGTTCTCGTAGCAACAAAAGATGCATTCGATTCTGGAGTAACTTCAGAAAAGTTTGTTGCTAGAGATGCTGGTGCTGATGGTAACAACTTACGTGTTGTTATCGTCGATAGAGGACCAGATTACACAATCACCAAAGCTACCCACGGTTTATCAGTTGGTGGTACATATACAGATGATAATGGTGTAACACACGAAGTATATGAAGTTGTTGATACTGGAACCTTCAGAGTTATCCAAGGTTCTGCTGCTCCAGTTGCTGGTGCTGGTGAAACAGCAACTGCTTACACAGCATCGATGTGGAATTCTAGAACAATTGGTTCAACTGGTTTGACTTATAAGTCAATTGCTCCACGTCCTGGAACTTCTGCTTTTGCTTCCGAGCGTTGGTTATCTTTTGACGAAGTACACGTCGCTGTTATTGACGAGAGCACAAATACTATTGTTGAGAGAATGACATATCTCTCTAAACTAGCTGATGGTAAAGCACCAGAAGGAAATTCAACCTACTGGAAGGACTATGTTAATGAGTATTCTGGTTACATCTATGCTGGTGCTTCTCTCAGTGCTGCTGAGGTAACGACTGCTGGAGAAGATCCTGGAGCATCTGCTGCTTCATACGGTGCTACTTCTGCTGCTCCATTAAACCTAGCAAGAATTCTTCCTACTGCTGGTGGCGTTCTTTCTGGTGGTGTTGATGACTACGCATATACTTCTGGAGAAATCCAAGCAGCATATGATGAATTTTTAGATACAGAAACAACTGAAGTTGATTTTGTTCTAATGGGTGGTGATGGTGCTAACGAGACCGACACAATCGCTAAGGCACAAGCAGTTGCTGCTGTTGCTAATAGCAGAAAAGATTGTGTTGCTTTCATCTCTCCTTGGACTGGCACTCAGGTAGCAACATCTGGTGGCGCTGCTCTAACTCCAACACAACAGTTGACAAACACAATTGATTTTATGGATAACATTTCTTCTAGTTCTTATGTTGTTCTAGACAGTGGTGTTAAATATACTTACGATCGTTTCAACGACAAGTATCGTTATGTTGGTTGTAACGGTGATGTTGCTGGTGCTTGTGTTTCAACTTCAGCAATTCTAGATGATTGGTTCTCACCTGCTGGTTTACAGCGTGGAGCAATCAATAATGTAGTTAAACTTGCTTTCAATCCAAACAAAGCACAGCGTGATGATCTCTATACTAATAGAATCAATCCTATTGTTTCGTTCCCTGGTTCTGGTCCTGTATTATTTGGTGACAAGACTGGTCTTGCTTCACCTTCTGCTTTCGACAGAATCAATGTTCGTCGTCTCTTCCTCAATGTTGAGAAGAGAGCAAAGGGACTTGCTGAATCTGTACTCTTCGAACAGAATGATGCTACAACTCGCGCTGGATTCCACGCCTCTATTTCTAACTATCTCTCTGAGATTCAAGCAAGAAGAGGTTTAACTGATTATCTTGTTATCTGTGATACTACAAACAACACTCCTGAAGTTATCGACAGGAATGAATTTGTTGCCGAACTTTATCTCAAACCAACCCGTTCTATTAACTTCGTAACAGTTACTGTTACTGCTACTAAGACTGGTGTTGATTTTGAAGAAGTAGTTGGCAGAGCTTGATCAATATTAGAAAAAACTTACAGAGGTATAAACAATCATGGCAGTAACCAATAATGTCTCCACTTTTCTATCTAATATTGGGCAAGGTGTTAAGCCCAATATGTTTGTGGTTGACATCAATTTTCCAACAGATCTAAATGAAAATGATGACAAGGATCTTTTTCAGTTGATGTGTAAATCAGCAGCACTTCCTGGTTCCAACTTAGGAGTTATCGAAGTTCCTTTCCGTGGTAGAACAGTTAAGATCGCAGGTGATCGCACCTTCGATACCTGGAGTGCTACCTTCTTCAATGATAAAGATATGCAATTGCGTTCTTTCTTTGAAGATTGGGCAAACCAACTCAACACACACGAAGCAAATACTGCTCCTAGATTCTTACCAGATTCAAATACATCTGGTTATATGGCAGATCTTTTTGTCACTCAATTAGAGAAAGATGACAAAGAGAGTGGTTCTGCTATTAGAACCTATCAGTTACATCACTGCTTCCCAACCAACGTTTCTCAAATTGATCTTGCTTATGATAGCAACGATCAGATTGAAGAATTCACAGTTGAGTGGCAATACTCCTACTTCACAGCAACGAAGGCTAATTCTTCGACTACTGCTGGAGCAGAAGTTAAAGGTAGCGCAGACGGTAGAACTGTAGTCTGATAAATAGTTGGAACGTCCAACTATTGAATAGATAATCATGAGTCAGTTATTTGGCTTCCAGATTAACAGAAAGGAGGGACAGAAGGGGCAATCCCC